AGGCGTATGAGCTTCTAAAGCATGCCTTTGCCTTGGGCTTTAAAGGCATCGGGGTGAACCAGAAAACATCAGGTCGGTTTATCCATTTGGATACATTGGAGGAGGCTCCAAGGCCGAATGTTTGGTCTTATTGAATTTGCTACAATCCGGCAAAGCTAGTTTTACCTGACTGGTAAGACGCGGGAGCCATAGGAGAACATATGCCTGCGTCAGTCACATTTACCAGCCTACAATCGGATATCCGCAACTATCTGGAACGCGGTGGCTCGACCGATCCTATTGTATACGAGCAAATCCCCAGGCTCATTACCTTGGCTGAGCGGCGAATTGCCCGTGAGCTTAAGATTCAAGGCTTTCTGGCGGTGGTCAATACGACCATGCAGTCAGGGTTAGCGGTGTATCCGAAGCCCGATCGGTGGCGTGACACGGTAAGTATCAACATTGGCACGGGGACCAACAACAATACCCGCGAACAAATTTATTCACGCTCGTATGAATATATTCGCGAATACTGGCCGGATGAAACCCAAGAAGCTACGCCAGAATTTTATGCGGATTACAACTACAGCAACTGGGTATTTGCCCCGACGCCCGATGCAGATTACCCCATGGAGGTGCTGTATTACGAGCTGCCGCCTTTGTTAGATGAAGATACTCAGACTAACTGGCTAACCGAATATGCGCCCAACTTGTTGCTGTACGCAGCCTTGGTGGAAGCAACGCCTTTTGTGAAGGACGATCAGCGCGTACAGTTGTGGCAAACGTACTATGACCGTGCGCTGGCGGCATTGAATGGGGAAGATTTGCAAAAGATTGTAGACCGGTCGGTAATCCGCCGGGAGGCATAAGACATGACGGTGTACACACAAGTATTTGGCGGAGCCAACATTTACCCCAGCGAACTGTCCTATCGGAATGTTTCGCTCACCATTAGCACGGTGTTGGAGTGGCCTCTTGAAACGGCTGCGTCTAACGAGGTAGTGGCTCGTATTATGGATGTGAATCCGGTTAGCTCCGGACTGACCATCACGATGCCCGATGCCACAGAAGCCAGCACGGGTGAAACGGTTCTTTTTAACAACATTGGCAGTAACACCTTTACGGTTCTTGATAGCACGGGTGGGACGATTTGCGCCCCTCAATCGGGAACGACGTTTCAGATTTACCTGACCAATAACAGCACGGCAGCGGGAACGTGGCGAGCGTTTCAATATGGGGCATCGGTTTCTTCAACCAATGCGGCTGCCTTAGCCGGTCTTGGCATCAAGGCTATTGCGACCACGCTTAATCAATCGGCACCGGTTTCTAGCTTTAATAGCAACTACACCGCCAATACGTCTGACCGTGCGAGCGTGTATGTGTGGACAGGCGGTGCAGGAACGCTATCGCTTACGGCTGCGGCGACGGTAGGCAATGACTGGTTTGTAATGATCCGTAACGGGGGTACCGGTAATTTGACTGTGGACCCTGCGGGGTCTGAGACCATTAACGGTGCTTCGACGCTCACTATGGCACCAGGTGATAGTGCCATCATTGTCTGTAACGGCACTGAGTTTTATACCATCGGCTTTGGCCAAGATGCAGTGTATGCCTTCTCGTATATCTCCATTGATATTGCTGGAAGCGGGGATTACACGCTTAGCTCAGTTGAGCAAAACAAAACGGTCTACAATTTTACGGGAGCTTTGACGGGCGATCGGGACATCATTGTTCCCAGCACCGTGCAGCAGTATTGGGTGGATAACGCCACCAGCGGCTCTTACACGTTAGGCATTCGCACCTCCAGCCAAGGCACTCCTGGTGTCACGGTGGCTCAGGGCGAACGAGCCATTCTGTATTGTGATGGCTCTAATGTGGTCGATGCGGACACGGCAACCATTTCGTTGCCACTTGCGGTATCACAAGGTGGTACAGGGGCTACGACCGCATCCGGAGCGCGAGTGAACTTAGGCGGCACTTCAGTGGGTATTGCGGTGTTTACAGCGGCAAGCGAATCGGCTGCGCAGATTGCCTTGGGTTTAGACCCCATTGAGGGTGGGACGTACTAATGGCTTTGACGCCGATTGTTTTACGTTCAGAACCTGGTATCAAACGCGACGGTACCAAGTTTGAAGGTAACAATTATGTAGACGGGCAGTGGTGCCGATTTCAGCGTGGACTACCGCGCAAGATGGGCGGTTATCGTGTTATTCAGCGCAGTCTACAAAACATTGCACGCGGCATGCATACGCATAGCCATGACAATGCGACCTATGTGCATGTGGGCACTAAAGACGGCGTGTATCGTTTTACTGTTAATCCCAATGGGACTGCTAGTGTTATTGCTGATCGTAGCCCTGTTGGTTATCTCAGTAACGATAATGCTTTGTGGCAGTTTGATGCGTCGTATTGCACGGTTTGCAATGACGTAATGATTCTTGCGCATGTGGCGTCAAATTTAAATGACATCACAAATGACAGTAACGGCGCGTTGTATTACGGATACGACAACGGAACTGACTTGCTGCAATTGATTCCCGAGGTGACGGTATCGGGTGGCATCGTTGCGTTAGAGCCTTATGTGTTTGCGTATGGGACAGATGGCTTTGTGCAATGGAGCCGTCCTGGGTATGTGTCTGATTGGACAGGCACCGGCTCTGGCAACGCACGCGTTACGGACCAAAAGATTGTTAAAGGGCTACCCCTTAGAGCCGGTGCAGGTAACGCGCCTGCGGGATTATTCTGGTCCATCAATGCGGTCATTCGTGCCACGTTTGTGGGCGGTCAAGCGGTCTTTCAGTTTGACACCATTTCATCGCAGTCTTCGATTCTCTCATCACAAAGCGTCATTGAGTATGACGGCATCTACTTTTGGTGCGGCGTTGACCGATTCTTAATGTTCAATGGTGTGGTGCGTGAAGTACCTAATTCGTTGAACCTGAATTGGTTCTTTGACAATTTGAATTACGACGCCCGTGAAAAAGTCTTTGCCGTTAAAATTCCGCGCTGGGGTGAGATTTGGTGGTGCTACCCGCGTGGGGGTGCAACTGAGTGTACGCATGCCGTGATTTACAACGTGCGCGAAAACACTTGGTATGACACTGAGCTGCCTAATGGCGGGCGGTCGATTGGCGAATATGCGCAGGTCTTTAACTACCCCATTATGATGGGCGTAGAAGATACGAGCGATACCGATTTCCGTGTTACGGAAGCAGGCGATCGGCGTGTTACCCAAGAAGATGACAATCGCATCATCAACGACGGCAACGGGTATCTCGTGTGGCAGCACGAATTTGGTAGCGATCAAATAGATGGGATTTCTGTTCAGCCCATTCGTTCATGGTTTGAGACGGCGGACATTTCTTTAATCGCTGCTGAGAATCCGCAGAACATGGCGCTTCGAGTGGAATATTTGGAACCTGACTTCGTGCAATCTGGAGACATGACCGTTCAAGTGACGGGCCGCGCTAATGCCAAAGCTAATGATGTAATCAGTGGCTCACGCGTCATCAAGGAAACCCCCAGCACCCAGCAGGAGCAGTTGGTTTACTTCCGTGAGATTCGTCGTGAGATGCGTTTCCGATTTGAAAGTAATGCGGTGGGTGGGAACTATCAGATGGGTCAAGTGATTGCACATATTGAACCGGCAACGGGAACGGTGTTGGGATGAATACACTGATTGACCCGCGTACGGTGGATTTGAGACTTTGGGCAGACTCTGTGGTCTTTGACTTGGAGCAGTTTGGCCCGATTGGGCGATTGGAAAACGAGACTGAATGGCAAGATTGGGGGGCAGGTTTAATTGGTATCAATGGCATTTCCCAGCGTAATCCACCGTCGCCTTATCAGTACGATGATTGGAAAGAATGGGCAATTCGCTTCTACCAAATGTTTGACTAGGTGAGCTATGGCAGCGGTAATTGTATCTAGATATAGAAGAGACCCCGGAAGCTTAGAAGCCTATCCGACTTTCTATACTTATGGAGCCACACCTGGCACGCAAGTCGCTGCGACTGCGCAAGCAGAAGTTGACCGAAGGAATGCTCTTGCTGAGCAAGCTCGTCAGGCTGAAATTCAAAGACAAGCTGAATTACAACGTCAGGCGGATCTTGCTCGGCAGCAAGAAATTGAAAGACTTCGGCAAGCTGAGATTCAAAGGCAGGCTGAGATTCAGCGTCAACAGGAAGCCGAGCGGCAACGCCAAGCTCAAATAGAAGCACAGCGAAGAGCTGAAGCAGAACGTCAAGCTCAACTAGAAGCGCAAAGACAAGCTCAGTTAGAGGCTCAACGTCAGGCAGAAATTGCTCGACAGCAAGAGGCGTATCGTCAAGCTCAGTTAGAAGCTCAGCGTCAGATTGAAGCCGAAAGGCAGCGTGTTGCAGAAGCACGACGACAAGAACAGTTAGAAGCGCAGCGACAAGCTCAACTAGAAGCCCAACGTCGTGCTGAAGCTGAACGACAACGTCAAGCTCAGTTAGAAGCGCAACGTCAAGCTGAAATCGTTCGCCAGCAAGAGGCGGCTAAACAAGCGGAAGCTCAGCGTCAAGCGCAGTTAGAGGCTCAGCGACAAGCAGAAGCTGCTAGACAAGCTCAATTAGCAGAGGCTCAACGTCGTGCTGAGGCAGAGCGTCAACGTCAAGCAGAGATTGCGCGACAAGAGCAAATAGCTCGACAAGAGCAAGAGCGCCAAAGACAAGCTGAATTACAACGCCAAGCTGAGCTTGAAAGACAACGCCAAGCCGAAGCGCAACGCCAAGCTGAACTCCAAAGGCAGCGACAAGAAGAAGCTGCTCGTGTAGCTCGTGAGCAACAGTTAGCTCGTGAGCAAGAGGCTGCTCGGCGTGCGCAAGAAGAAGCTAGAACTCGTGCTGCTCAAGAAGCTGCCCGAAGAGAAGCAGAGCGTGTTGCTCAAGAGCAAAGAAGAATTGAAGCAGAGCGTCAAGCTGAAGCACAACGTCAAGCCGAACTTCGTAGACAGCAAGAATTAGAGGCCCAGCGTCAGGCTGAAGCTCAGCGTCAAGCTGAAATTGCTAGATTGCAAAGAGAGGCGGAAGAACGCGCTCGTCAGCAGGAAGCGGCCAGACTTGAACAGATTCGTCAAGCTGAAGCTGCGCGTGTGGCGCAAGCTCAAAGAGCCGAAGAACAAGCACGCATCGCCGAGCAGCGACGACAAGAAGATTTAGCACGCCAAGCTGAAGCACAAAGAGTCGCTAGAGAACAAGAAGTTGCTAGACAAGCGGAAGCTCAGCGTATGGCTCGTGAGCAAGAAGCCGCTCGTCAAGCCGAAGCTCAGCGCGTAGCAAGAGAAGCCGCTGCCCGTGCCGAAGCAGAACGTGTGGCGCGTGAACAAGCGGCTGCGCAAAGAGCGGCTGAACAGGCAGCGCGTGAGAAAGAAGCAGCTCGTGTAGCGCAACAACAAGAAGCGGCTCGTCAAGCGGCAGCGCGTGAAGCAGCGGCTAAAGCTGAAGCAGCTCGATTGGCTCAGGAGCAAGCAGCGCGTCAAGCTGAATTGGATCGCATTGCTCAACAGCAAGAACAAGCACGCATTGCTGAACAAGCGCGGGTTGCGGAGCAACAGCGTATTGTCGAACAGCAACGCATTGCAGAACAACAACGACCTGCGCCTTTGCAAGAAGTTGTGCCAGAAATTCCGTCTCGTGTGCAAGAGATTTCAGCTATTACAGAACCTCCTACTGAGTTCACTGCAATCGCAAGACCTGCGCCGGGGCCTGACGGTTCTTTGGTAGTCGAGAGATTGCAAGAACCAGCACCGCTTGAAGAACGAAACGTGGTGACGCCGATGCCAACAACTAAGCCCGAAGCCTCTCCTTTGCAGCAAGTTGCTGAAGAGCGCAATGTGGTGACGCCGATGCCGGGGCGTAAGCCAGAAGCTGCGCCAACGGGAAGTCGTGTTGTACCGCCTGAAGGATATCCGCCGGGTACCGTAGGCAGCACTTATGTTCCAGGGGCGACGTTGCCTGAAGGCGTGGACCCGATGGCTCCTTTGGAAATTGGTGAAGGCGCATTAAACGCGTTCTTGCAAATGCAGCAAGCACAAAAAGAATCTCTTGAGCCTAATCCATTTCTGTATGGGTTTACCGGTACCTTGGGTGCAATCAGTGGAGCGCCTGGGTTGCCTAGTCCCGCAGCGGCAACGACTCGTTCACGCGATGTCACGGCTCCTGAGCAAGCTGAGCAAGAAGCCATTTCGGGTCTCAGCCCTGAGCAAGTGGAGGCCATTGGTCAAGCCATCACAGCACAGCAAGAGCGTGCAGCCGCAGCGCCTCCGTTGGTCAGTGAAGAACAAGCGCTTGCTGAATCAGGGTTAACTGCTGAACAAGTTGCGCAAGTTGAACAAGCATTACGTCCGCCAGAGCGGCAAGAATATTTGCAGCGCATTAGTGAGCTTTCCAAAGCAGGTGATTTTGAAGGCGCATTCAAACTTGCCAAGGAAGCGGACAAAGTATTGGGCTTTGGTGAAGTGGGTGAGTTTGATCCGCAGTTATCGCTCTTCGATAATTTGGTCAACCCTGACAAGATGCGTATGTTGCGCGGGCCCATGTCTGCGGCAGAAATTGAAGCCTATTACAAAGCGCTGCCCAAAGATGAGTTGGCCAAGCGATACGGTGGCGATCGAGCGTATGTAGATACCGAAGGCGCATTGGCACAAAACTTAGAGAAGCTCGGTGGAGCAGCGGGCTACGTCAATCCGTTCTTGGGCCTGAAGCAAAAAGAAAGCACGCTGGGGAAAGTGATTGATGCTGTGGTTGAAGCGGCTCCTTATGTCTTTGCAGCAACCGTGGGCGCTGGCGTTCTAGGAGACTTGGCCGCAGCAGGTGGCACAGCAGCAGGCGGCGGAACAGCGGCAGGTGGCGGAGCAGCAGCGGGAGGAACTACGGCAGCAG